GTCTGTCTCTTCATCCAAGTACCAAACATCGCCGTCTTCAGTAACTTCAGCCCAATCGTCCAAATCTTCGTCAAAGTAGTACGAAATATCTAATTCTTCGTCGTAGTACCAGATAACGCCATCTTCGTCGATATCAAACTCATGCTCTTCTTCTTCAACCAACTCTAAATCCAACACATCTAACAAATCGTCAAGATCAAATGACAAATTAATAGTTACAATCATGATAACTCCTGTAGTTAATTTAACAACCTTCCCGGGACTGCAAAAACTATCCTACACCATGATTATTACAAATCAAAAACGAGGTTACATGCGCTCTATGGCCTCAAATGCTTGAATTTTTCGCTTCAAATTTCGTATTTCTTCATCGCGTTCGTTTAATTTTTTCTGCAAATTTTCACTTAGATCGTAAACTTCTGCAATTTTTTCAAACCTTTGTTTATGGTCTGCAAGCATCATGTGATACAAACGCTCTGAGGCTTCAATTTGCTTCTGCATAAAATCAGACATGTTCTCTCCTATTTAATTATTTCTACTTCAGCTTGTGTTTCTATCCACACTCTAGCCCCGCAAGATAACGGGCTATCAGGTGAATAAACAATTTTGCTATCGCCTTTTATTAAAACCTCGTGCGCGTAGGTATTAGATTTATACGTCTTTACCGTTAGCACAGGTTCTTTCTCTTTCTTACCAATGTTATCGCGTATCTTGTGCTGATTAACGTGAATAATTGTTTTCATCTCTTTCTCCTCTATTTCCCGAACGGTAAAAAACGGGGCCGAAGCCCCGTTTTCTGATCAAAATTACCCGATCAAGCAGCGCCTGCTGAACCATAAATACCACGTGGATCAGACCAGCCAAAGCTGTAACGCTCACGTGCCTTGTAGCGCACGTTACCTGTATCAAAATCACCTTCAAAGGCAGTTTTGAGTGGCGAACGCTGGAACATCTTCAAGCCGTTAGGAGCATCAGTCATCAAGAACCATGCATCTGGATCTGTCAGGAAGTGGTTAACAGCGTAACCTTCTGGAACCATGCCCATCGAACGGATCGCGTTGATGTCATTGTCTGCAGTTGCAGTACGAAGCGTAGATTTCATCAAACGCTCTGCTGTAAATTGCAGTTCTTTAGGAATAACCATCTTGAGGACGGAAACAGCTACCTTCAAGCCACGTTCGTCTGTGAAACCAGCAACGTCAATGATACCTTGCTCAAGCGAGGTTTCATTCAAGTCGGCAGCTACAGCTGGAGTGTTGCTGAAGTTAGGGCCAAGTGCGGTTGGGTGTGCGCTGTTGCACAGAGACACGCCATCACCACCGTTGTATGAACCGCCAGTATTGAACGCGTTGTTCAATACAGAAGCAGCTTTAACTTGCTTGGTGTACTGAATTGAACGAGCCAAGGCGCGTGTGTAACGCTTGGAAAGGCTGTCGTAGAGGTTATCTTCGATAGCTTCTTCGGTCAATGCAAAGGCCAAAGCAATAGTCTCATGCGTGTAACGAGCAGTGAACGATTCCAAAGCGGTATCGTACTGAACGCCGGAGCCTTCATTCTTGGTTGGGGCTTCGTTGAAGCCTGTCAACATCACTTCTTCTTCGAACGCACGATCAGAAGTCTCAACTGAGAAGATCTGTGTGTGTTCGTTTTCGTAGCGACGATATTCCATGCCGAACAAAGCGTTCAGGCCGGGCTCTAGTTCTTTAACTAGTTGTGAACGAGAAATAGCCATGATTACGCTCCGTCAGCAGCAACACCAACACTACCATACTGGTGTTGATTGAGTTTAACAATAAGTACTGCATATTGACCCATTTCGTTACTAGGCGTATTTGACAGACCAACAATTTTCATTGTCAATGCTGCTGTTTTCGCAATAGTAGAAGAAAGAGTACCGTTAGAAACACCCGTTACGGTGCTACCAGTGGTTGATGCAGTAGGATCAGCATTTTTACCAATGTCAGCTTGTGTCGGAGTACCCGCGGCTTGGATCATGAATAACTGATTTGGGTCATCCAATACATCAGCAGTGATAATGCCGCTAGTGATGTTAACGCTGCCGGGGTAATAGTTTTTCCAAGTAGGCTTGCCTGACGTTGGATCGACATAGTTACAACCGTTGAAAACACCAGTAGGTGCAGCGTGAGTGGCTGCATCATACTTGATGATGTAGCCGTCATATACAACAACCAAGTCGCCTTGGAAGATTGCGCCAGCTTGGTTGTCCGCAATTTGATAGCCATATTGCTTCTGTGCACCAGTAGCAGAAAGGTTACCAACAGGGCGCAGACCAAAAGGCTTATTTACGTTTGCCATTTGTAGCTCCTAAAATAAAATAAATACCGAATTAACGGTTTCCAAAAGTAGTGCGAGAATTCCTTTCGGGATTCTGTATTCGCATTGTCGAATGTGCGTTCTCACGCATCAACTCGTTGTCTACTGATTTAATCTGATCCTGTGCCTTCCGTCCATAATGAGCATTACGTTCCGCAACTGTTTCTTCCGGAATTCGAGCAAGCAATAAACCGCCTACAGAAATCACGCCAGCGTGTTTACCATCTTCAATGGTAGGCAGGGTGTCGCGATATTCTGGGTCTAATTCTTCGTTGCGAACAAGCTCATAACCTTCGCGAAGACGACCATAAACGTGTTGCTTGTCATCAAATCCGTTGATTTCAGCACGAATCCAGCGATGCTTGAAACCGGGAGGGGCAGGGGGCGCGTCCAAACGAGAAGGAGGAGCCCAAGGCTTGCGACGGGCATCCTTTTCACGGGTTGTGCGTGGAGCGCGGTCGATAGTTAGTTTTTGGTCAGCCATGGTTTAATCCTTCACGTATTTGGCATATTCCTCGAGAGGAACGCCCAGTTTTTTTGCAATAGCAACTTGACTTGGTGTTAATTTCACCACACGGCGGGTGTTGTTAATACCCGAACTGCGAGAAGCAGGTGCAACGGCTGGAACACCATTCCGTTGTCTGTTATTCGCTTGAGCAGGAGGTTGGAATTTATTAGGAAACTCCGAACGCAGCCTGTTATCTAATTCAGTATAGTACTCGTCTGTGTCAGCGTCAATGCCCTGTTCTTCGGTCAAGGATTGATGGATGCCCCATGCTGCATAGGTCATCATTCGATCCTTACCAAACCATTCGTTACGTGCTGCCCACTCTTCTGCCTTTGGGCTAGGAGCAGCAGCTTGTGGAGCTTGCTGAACTGGCTGCTGTTGACGCTGTTGCTGCTGATACTGCTGTTGTTCTTGTTGAGCCTGCTGAGTTGACATCCATTCGGAGACTCTTCGTTGCTCGTATGACAATTCAGACAGCTTTTCTTGTGCTTCTGTCTCAGTGTCAATATCGCCTTCTTCTCTGGCGCGTTTAATGATGGCACGAAGCGTAGCTTGCTGCGTCTCCATCCTAGTCTTAGTCTCTGACAGTCTACTTTGGTCAGTGTGAACTAGACGTGTCTGAAGTTCTGTAGCTTGCGCTTGAACCCCACGTGCATACTCCAGTGCAGCCTGTTCACGGCGCTCTGCTTCCCGCATTTTAGCGGTCAGCTTAGAGATACGCTTTTGAACGGCCTCGCTTACTGTGTCCAGCTCTGATTTTTGTTCAGTTTGTTGAACAGATTGTGGAGCAGAAGCCGAAGGAGCTTCTGTTTCAATAACAGAATCCTGTTCTTCGTCTGGCTGTTCCATTACGGATACCGAAGTTTCTACTTCGTCATCCCCTAGGTTAAATTCCAACTGTGAATCCGGTACTGAATTAGCCATAACTTACCTCACATGTGCAGAATGTCTTCTGGGTCATTAATCACGGCTAAAACCTCGTCATCATTGATGATTCGGATCTCGCCACCGTCCAAGCCAATACGCGCACCCGCGTAACGACCAAAAATTATCCAATCGCCTTCTTTACACCAAGCGCCCTCTGGAAATTTAACCGTATCTTTGTAGGCAAGCGGACCTACCGCTAAGACATACGCACAAACGGTGGTTATTTGCTGTTTTTCTCGAGTTTGATCGGCAAGAACGATTCCACCCTTGCTTTTTTCTGCGCCTTTGTAGGGCAGAAGCACGATTCTCCATCCTGTAGGCTTAGGAATGCGATTACGAACCGTCTCTTCAAGGGCATCAATGGCAAGACTGCCGTCTTCGTTGTAGGCATCGTCTAATACAGGACCGATTTCTTCCTTGTCCTTTGCCCATTTCTCTTCTAAAGCACTTACTGTCATAAGGGTCCTTTTAGTCTATGGATGTTTTTTTAAGAAGAGCAGCTATCTTCTCTTCAACAAACCTGTATCCCTCTAGACGGCCCTGTAGGAACTTGTATTGCTCCATATCACGAACTGCACCACCCAAGATGATGTCTTCCGTTTGCTTTTTAAGCGAACGAAGTTCGTGCAACACTTTCTCTGTGAACTCAAACATGGAATTACCCCAAGAACGCAGACAGTACAGGCCCTATCCGAAGGCTACATGCATATTATGCATGTTTATTTGTACAAAGACACTAAAATTATGTAATTTTTACTTTTTTAAACGCATCTTTACGGTAAACAAAGGTGGGACGAGGCTCACCTATTGTTTCACGTGAAACTTTTTTTGGTTTAATAATCCGTTGTTGGGACATTTTTACCAAGTTAGGCTTTCTATTGGACATTTTTATTCCCCTTGACCAGTGTTACTGCGTTTCTTTCCTTAGCTGTCTGTGATGCCTGCTGCAATCGGGCCTGATCAACCATCATGTCGTTGTTTTCACGCTGCTGATCCAGTGTAAGACGCGCCTGATCCATTGCAACCTTGGCCTGATCACGTTGTGCAGACTGTGCAAGCTCTTGTTTCTTCAGTTCTATCAACGGATCAGTAGGTGGCTGGTTAGCGCCAGACAATTGTTCTTGCAAAGCCTTCGCTTCTTGATAGAACTCAGCTGCTTTCAATGCAATCATTGCTTCGCGCTGCAGCGGAGACACCAGTTTTTCTGGGTCAGTGCCATATTCTCTGAACAACTGGGCTTCCACAAACTCTTCCGCCTTGGTTTTGACGTGCTCTAACAGGTGTTTTTGCAGATTTATCGCAACATTTGGCATTGCAGCCACCGAAGGAGACAGCCCAAACAGCAAATGCGACAAAATATGCGCATCATGCTGCTGACCAGCAAACACCTTCAACGGCGATCCATCCAATGCCTGAGCGTTCTCGCTCATCGGATCTTTTGGCTTGTCAATCTCTTGGCTATTTAGCAATCCATCGATATCCCGCACACCAATCGCCTCATACATACGGCGATATGCCTCGTACATATTGTGCATTTGTGGCGCACTTTGGGCTAATTGCAACTGCGTCTGTGCCATGGTAATGCGTTGGGCTACCGAGAAAATATTAGGGTCAGATACTGGCAGGATATCAATGCGGTCATCAAAGTCAGAACGCTTGATCTTTCGACTCTCACCCGGCACGTCGTATGGGTACTCATCAGGCAGATACTCAGCAAAGCCTTTTGCCAACAATTGGAATTCAAGCTTCTGGCTGTAATGCAAGCGCTTATGCACCGCCGACATCACCATTGAACCTTTTTCCAACAATGCAATAGTTGTACCTACTGCAGCATTCTGGTTACTGTCACCTACCTGCAAGTCAGTAATAGACGCAATGCGACGACCAGCGTCCACACAGAAACCCAACAGCGCAAACAACGTCTGGCTAGGCTCTTTGTACGGCAATGGCAACATAGACGAGGTAAGCTCCATGCCCCCCGCATCCATATCCCGCCACTCACCCGGCTGGATAGGCACATCATCATTCTCAATACGTGCACCTTTAGCCTTAAATCCTGCAGGCAAATTAGAGAACGTACCCGCATCAATCAGTTGACGCAGCGAGGATGTAGCAGATTTAGTCAATCCACCCATCAAATGCAAGAAGCCCAAACCGTAGGAGCCGGGGCCTTGAACCAACAAGTAATGGATAAAATACTCTTTACGAAGTCGCTTCTCGTCATCCTCGTCCCAGTTTCTGCGAACGCCAATAACCTGACCCGATACCTCATCCAAAGTTATGATGTAAGGCAGCTTTATGCCTGTTGGCTCATCGTCCTCGCCTAAGTCTTCAAATCCCGGCAAGTCGTAGTCAATCTGGAACTCCAGCAACGACATTTCTTCTTCCTCGCCCGCGGGCGAGACACCAGTAATCTTATCTGTTGCTTCTTCTATCTGCGTTGCCTCTTGGTCCACGCTAGATTCTGCTAAGTCAAGATACTGACCCGACACCACCGCCTTGCGGTAAGCATTGGTGGACATAGGAATACGGTGCGTGATCCGCTCACAACGGCTCATGACGCTTGAACCGTGATATGGGATGTACAAGTTATCCGGTAATACCAGAGGACTGACCATACGGCCTAGGCTAGGATCGTAGTAGACCTTCTTAAATGCCGAACCGCCGTAGCCAACGTAGTACAGCAGCTGATCAAAGTCAGGCGTGTACTCTTGCATCTCTGTTGTGATCTCATAGTTCATGAAATCCTTGACGCGGACCGCTTGCATGACCTTTTCACGCGTCTCTTTGCCAAGCACCTGTGTACGTACAGGGCCATCTGATGGCATCAATTCTTTTAACGCTTGTGCTTGAAACTGCACTACCGACTCTTGCAGCATTGGATGAAATACGCCAGACGATCCCTTAAACGGCTTAGTACGCTCTTCCATGGTCAAGCCAAGAAGCTCCATACCATCGCTGTACATCTTTTCCCACTGCTCACGCGACGACTTATCCGCTTCAAACAACGCCATCAAGTTATCCGATATCTGGGATAACACGTCGTCAGGAAGTATCTCTGCTAGGTTGGCATCATAGCCAACCTCTTC